ACTGGGGTTGGCGAATTCAACACTTGGGGCTTTCCCAAGATTTCAATAACCTTCTGAATAGCCTTCATCATAACATCTGTTGGCAAACACAAACCGTCTTTGACTACCTTTGTGCCGTCTTCATTTAATATCATATCATTGACAGTGGCAGCTAACTTGTCAAACTGCTCAGTGTCCATTGTGGCTAGCTTGACAAAGCTGTCCATGTCTTGTCTGTCGTAAATCCAGAACTCAAGTTCATCGCCGTAGTTGGTGACTGTGTCCTCGTCGTTCAGGAGAATTTTAATTAGTTGGGGCTTTGCAGCCAGTGTTGATAGTTTCATCTTTTAATCCTTTGATCTGTTTATCAGTGTATTTGTGACAACAAGTAAGAAACCTATCCTACTTGATATCTTATCTATGTCTCCTCTAGCACAAGTCAATTCATTCTTGGCTTTAGCTAGTTCTGCTAGGAGGCTGGTTAGCAACTCTTTATCTGTCTTTTGATCTAATAGATCCATAAATCTTTTTCCTTACAATATTTATAGCCTAAACAAAAATAGGGGCTCATAATGCCCCTATTCTCTTACCTAAGATTAATTAGGCTGTAGTAGTGATAGTGTATGAGCCAGTCACTGTGATTGTGATTGGTGATACCCATACTGGACTATCAGCAGATACTGTTGGTGCTAAACCAGTAATATAGCCAAAGCCATTAATGGTTTTAGTGTTAACACCACCGTCAGTGTCTCCCATGACAAGATCAAATTCTACTTTAGTCTTGTTGTTGCTTAATCCAAAGATACCCTGACTTGCGGCAGTAGTAGTTGGACTTGCTCCTGGGAAGAAGCTGGTTGGGTCAAGGACCAAGTTCATAGACAAACTGTTGGTTGCAGTAGTTGCAATCTGTTGTTTAGAACCGCTGTCTAACTGACTCCAGGTAAACACGTCATTGCCTGCGTTGATAGTCACGTCTTGCAATGCTGGGATGTTTAAGCCTGTAGCATCAGTTGCCTTACTCGTGTGGTGTAGTTTTAATGTAACCTGGGCACCACCTACTCCAGGACTTGGGTTAATATAAGCCATAGCTTTTTTCCTTTATATAATTGTTGTGAATCGAAATTCTAACTCAGTGACAAGCAAGTCTTCTTGGAAAGTAGTTGATATAACACACTCACGGCGTGTGACGCCTGTAATTGTGTCAACATCTTTACCAGCTCTCAAAGCAGTGACTACTGTGTCGTAGTTAGGGGGTAATTGTTTAGCATCTGACGCAAAGTAGACACGAACTGATGCAATTTCAGAATCAATCTGGACTCCACTTAATGTAGCAATAAGAGGTTGATTAGAAAATTCTGTGCGATCCACGTAAATTCTTTTCACATTCTTAATATACAAGGGGACTCCTGAACTAGAGTATGGCAGTTCATTAGACAGAATAAATCCGCCTAGGTTCTGCGTGCCAATATAATCAACTAGTTCTTGTCTCATCTTACTCTCTTCAAGTTAATCAATCCTGGTGTGCGTTCTGAACTAGTGACTGTTCCTGAGTTATCAAAATCATACCAATCTCCAGCTTCAACTAACTCCATGAACAATGATTCAGCCCTGTTAGCATAGTAGCCCATCTTTTGACGCTCTGCTGTTTCTTGATTAGAGAAGTCAGCAATGCTTGGCAAAATATAGTCCGCTAAGGCAACATAGACACATAGTTCAGTAAAGTCAGTTTGACGAAGTTTGATATAGTTAGGATTCAATGCAGGTATGTCAGCTACCGTAGAGATATCAACAGTTGTGTTGCGAGCTCTAAAATAACTTCTCCACCATGCACTGGTTCTCAGTTTAGTCAATATACGTTCAGTAGCACGAATCAAGAGTGGTTCAACTACATCATCAGAAAGGCCTTCATTTACTTCAAACAGACGTTGATCCTGTTGTAGGACGTCAGAGTATTCAGCAAAGCTGACTACTATTGAGTTTTCAGTTACGAAAGCCATTCTTGTCTCCTATTAGATGCTAGCGTCAAACTTCAAATAACGGCCTAGGCTGTCTTGAAGTTCGCCAACACCGTAGTGACAAGCTGCTACAACTTCTGTAGACAAGTAGTCAATACGACGAGCAGTTTCGATGGTTACATCACCAATCATAGCGAGACCTAATGCGTCTCTGTGGAACACGGCACCTGGGAAGTCACCAGCGTTAGTAACATAGTCAATGTTACTTGTTTCATAAACTGGAATACCAGCTAATTTCATAACAACGTCTTCACGCATTGCTCCACTACCAACTTCACTGTAAGCACCCATAGAGAATGCAGCAGTAGAGCCACCTAATGTCAATGCAGCCTTTAAGTCATAAGCGACTTCTGGGTGCAATACGCAGACCATACCTTCAATGCCAACGCCAGCACCGCGCAATTTTGCAACTGAGTTGAAAATGCTTGCGGCTGTAACAGCACCAGTGTAGTCACCTACACCAGCTGAGAAGCTAGCGAACAAAGCTGTTAGGTCTTTGTCAATCTTACGAGCAATACCTTCACCGAACAAACGGCCTAGGTCAGCTACTACATTGCTTGCTGAACCAGCAACAGACAAATCACTAACCATAGTGCGGATAGCGTTAGTTGCCACTGTCAATGTTGCACCACTTGTAGATACTTCAGTGTTGCTGATGATATCACCTTCAGTGATGGCAGCTGCTGAAATCTGTGGATACACAGGAACTGTAACTGTCTTACCTTGACCTGGAGCCAAAGTATAATTCTTTACGAGACCACGCATGATGGATCTCTCATTTGCTACGAACATTGCTTCTGCAACAATGCTAGGTAACAGGTCGTTTAGTGTTGTGGTTGTTGAACCGGCCATAATAATTCTCCTTAGTTAATTAGGCTAAACCTAAACTCTTGCGATGTTGTGCATAGAGTTTACGATGTTCTGGATTGCTCATGTTTAATTTTGAGATATCCAACTTTTCCGCTGAAACACTAGAGATATTACTTCTAGTATTGGTAGTTGACGGTGATGCCATCTTAAAGTGCGGATTCGAATCAAGGAAGCCGCGCACTAGTTCTTCAACAGCAATTGGTTCACCCTTGTCATTATAACGAACGGAACCTTTCTCATCTACTACTTCTACTTCACCTTCAGAATTCAATCTAACATTCTGTGCTAAAAGGCTTTTGACTTGTTCTGCATTGACTGCATTGAACTTGGCCGCGGCACTTAGTATTGGAACATTAACCTTGTATTCCTTAATGACTGAATCTCTCTTTTGGATTTCAGCATCCTTCTTTGCAGCCATTTCTTGTAGAGTCTTTTCAAACTCTCCACGCTTGATTTGTTGTTCCTGTTGCTTCTTCTCCCAATCTGTTTTGATTGAGCGTAGTTCATCTGGATCACCTAGGTCTTCATACTTACTAGCATACTTCTTCTCTAATTGAGTTTTGGTTCTTGCTAATATTGAGTTGACTTCTTCTTGCGTAAATGTCTTAGCTGCTTGTGCCTGACTTGCAGTTTCGCCTGCGGGATCAGTTCCCATGTCGTTTGCCAATGTTGTATCGGTCATTGTTACCTCGCCTCTTTAAGAGTATTTTGTAGGACACCCAATGTGTCTCTGGTTTAGTATTTATAGACAATTGACATATCTGCCTATAAAATGAATGAATTAGCCGTTGATCTTGATAAACTCTACAACAGCAGGTAATACCACGGCACCAACTAACAAGATAAGGATTGCCCATACGCGGTTATCCATCTTTTCTAATCGTTTTTCAATGTTGTCAATGTCCTGTTGCATATGAGCAAGATGATTGTCTTTGATTATCTTGACTTCTGCGGCTAAATCTTTAAGTGTCATTTTTTATCCTTTTTGGCAGCAGCCTGACTGGCTTTAATTGCCTGAGCTTGTCTTACAGCCTGCGCACGGGTAGGATATACCTTGCCCGTAGTGCCATATTGATAACCTTTACCGCCTCTAGGGCCTATTGCTTTATGCACTGGCATTTTTATCTCTTAGGTGGTTTTTTATCGCGATTCTTTTTAGTTCGCATGCCACGAACTGGTAATGGGTTAGTCATAGTTTTCTCCTTGTGGGTTGGGTGAGTAATGTCAGTGTGTGTAGTTTCAATATAGCCTAATAAATTTAAGGCAAATGTTCTTAGTCTGTCTCTATTCATACGACTGCGGGGCATATTGTTTTCAATCTTACCCAGCATTGAGTTGCAACCACGATGCAAGACCTGTCTTAACAATCCAGTCTTGTGATCATGATCCAACACAGCATCATCTATGATAACGTCGCCACAAAGAGCACAGCAACTATTTTGTTTTTCTAATTGCAGGAGTCTATAACTCTTAATTGCTGTGCTCTTTAGTTTCACCGAATCGCTCCCGGTTTATGATTCGTATTCAGCTTCTTCCCACTTGGCACACCAATAGACAGCACGAACTGGTGCGTCAAACTTAGTGCAGTAGAGTTCGCCTGGTTTGTAGTATTCACAGTTAGCACAGTTCTGTCCAGCTGGGACTTCTGCGTTGCTAGCTGGTTGATATGCGTTAGGTAATGAAGCGGGGATAACTTCACCATCTTCATAAGTGCGGCCTACTTGTGGATTAGGATCAATGAAAGGTAAATCACTGTATTCTTCGCCCATCCACTCTAGGATGTGTTCATCAATCTTACGCAGGACTACAGGGTCAGTGGCAGTGTTCTTGGCTGTCTGAAGTTGTTCAATCTCTTTGCCACTGTCACGAATGTTAAAGCTACCTGGGTATTCAACTGAACCCATCCACTGCTCACCTTGATAGAGGAACCACAAGTCCCACATCTGTTCTTCAGCAAGCTCTAGGTTGTCTGCTTTCTCAC